CCAGAGGTATCGCGAAAAATTGTTAGTAATCACCTGATTACTACTGCTGTAGGGGAGCTGATCGTAAACAGCTCTCCCCCATGATAGACTTGCCATTACCATCGCTTTCGCGGTTTGGTTCCATGGTAGGGAGTTGTGGGTTCTCTCCTGGCGGGGAGAAAAAGAAAAGGCCCACCCCGGTGGGTTACAAGCGGCCCCGTAGTCGCATAAAGTGTACTCCTTGTACATCAAATTTATTGTCGACACTGATCATTCAGTGGACGAAAGATCTCAATGTCATCTCCTCGGATGACATAAACAAACATTACTTAGATGATCCCGTGACCATCAACTTATTTATTGACAACCTCAAATCGATTGTTGGGGAAGATATGTATCTTGGACAAATGTCCAAGAAAAATTCTATAGGATTACTAAGGTCCTATTCAACTGCTCGTTTATCTGATTCCATATGGAATAGAGGAAATAATAAAGACAGCAAACGCGTTGTCTTAACAAAAATTAAGAAGGCCTTCGTGACCTCCGATATGATTATGTCTGGGATACTGCTATCCCTAAAAGAGGGTCAGAGTATAAGTTACTCTACCACAGATAAGATCAACCGCATGATAATAAGCGATTGTATACAAAATTTTACAGACTTTTCCCAGAGATGGAAAAGCGAGATTAAAAGAATCAGGAAGGACTTCCTGACTAAAAATAGAATACAAGCCAAAAGAGGTTTGCAATTTATTAACAGACTACCTGCCGTGGTAGAATATAACAGAATCCATGAAAACTTGGATACATACAGAGATAGGGGACTCATAATAAGAGTCTCACAGATTTTACAAACGAGGTGTCTTGCTGATGCCTCTACAGAGATGGGCTTTAAAGCCCTCGAAAAATGGAAAAATACTGTCCTAAAAGAAGAGGACAGAACATATGATTTTGATTATCAGACCCTTAGTGAGTTTGAAGAAAAGATTTCAGGTAGGTCTTTTAGACCTACTTTAAGTACAAGAGCCGGTCTCAGAACTGGCACAAAAGGAGATGGTAAGTTTAAAACCTACCGAGAAGATATTGAGGAAATGCTAAAATTTCCCGAAAAAGATTATGAGTTCGTCAACCCTATGACGGACGAGATTTATAAAAAGAAGATCCTCGACTTTAGTGAGGATACAGAAGATGATTTATTTGTCAAGATATCTGATGATGTCTTGGAAACTGAAGGTAAACCCTGGTTGTCTACCTCTACTAGAAAAGGAACATCCATTAGGATTTCAAAAATAGAAAGGTTACCTTGGAGTAGAATTCTCCTCGGAAGATATTTATACTGGTTCGCAATGCGCGACGACAAAATGGAAAGGAGGGGCGACATATTCGTTGCCCCCGTTTTAGAACCTGCAAAAGCTCGCATAATAAGCGCGGGCTGCGAAAGACAAAGTCTCATAAACTCAGCTATGGGACACCAATTCTTGGAGGCCTGTCTAAGGCTTCCAGAAGCAAAATCAGGGCTTTCTGAAGAAAAAGCCCTATGGAGTTTTTACTTGAGTTGCTCGCAAGATGGCAACTTCTTATTTCAATCAGATTTACACGGAAGTACATTCGTGTTGTCGGACTTTGAGGAGGCTACGGATAACCTCCACTTTTCACACGTTGAGAAGTCATTGAAACTTCTTTTCAAAAGTTGTAATTGCGGTGAAACTATTCGCAATTGTATTATTTCAAACTTCCTCTCTGAGAGGAAGGTTTTCTTTAAACGAGGTGAGGATACCAACACCTACACAAAAAGAGCCGCCCTCATGGGCGACTGTCTTACAAAATACATTCTAACCATTTCGAATGTAGAATTAGTTCGCAGAGCGAAACAGACGCTCCGCTATAGATGCAAATCCGCCATATGCGGAGATGATATGATTACTTGCTGCCATCCATTGGATGCAGAAAATTTTCTGGCCTCATACAAATTTTGGGCCAATAAGATGACTTATACAATCTCGGAAATGGATTGTATGATTTCTGATG